AGTGTAACTATTGGTATTCTTGCAAACAAAGCCCAGACTGCAAGAGATTTGTTAGGTAGACTCCAAATTGCATATGAGGCATTACCCAAGTGGATGCAACAGGGTATTATTGCATGGAACAAAGGTTCTATGGAGTTGGAAAATAAGTCCAAGATCATTGCCGCATCTACCTCTGCATCCGCTGTTCGGGGTATGTCATTCAACATTATATTCTTGGACGAATTTGCGTTCATTCCCAACCATATTGCAGATGATTTCTTTAGTAGTGTATATCCTACTATTAGTTCTGGTAAGTCTACTAAGGTAATTATTGTTTCTACCCCTCGTGGTATGAACCATTTTTACCGATTATGGCATGATGCAGAACTAGGTAGAAACGAATACGTCACCACAGACGTTCACTGGTCGGAAGTGCCAGGCAGAGATGAAGCGTGGAAAGAACAGACGATTAAGAACACATCAGAAGCTCAGTTCAGGGTTGAGTTTGAATGTGAGTTCTTAGGATCTGTTGATACTTTAATATCTCCAGCTAAGTTGAAGGCACTATCATATGATGATCCAATCGGTAAAGGTGAGAGAGGTGGAGAGATATATGAACACCCACAAGATAAACATAATTATGTAATTACTGTTGATGTTGCAAGGGGTGTAGAGAAAGATTACTCGGCCTTCATTGTATTTGATACAACTACATTTCCATATAGAGTAGTTGCTAAGTATAGGAATAATCATATAAAACCAATGTTATTCCCTAGTGTTATTATTCAATTTGCAAAGGCATACAATAATGCATACCTGTTATGTGAAGTAAATGATGTTGGAGATCAAATTGCATCTATACTTTTCTATGATATGGAATATGAAAATGTTCTTATGACTGCAATGAGAGGTAGAGCTGGACAAGTATTAGGTCAAGGATTCTCTGGCAGTAAGGTTCAATTAGGAGTCAAGATGTCCAAGACTGTTAAGAAGATGGGCGCCTTAAACTTAAAAACTCTTATTGAATCCGATAAACTCTTAATTACAGACTATAACATTATTGCAGAGTTAACTACCTTTATTGAAAAGTCAAATTCATTTGAGGCAGAAGAGGGTTGTAATGATGACCTTGCTATGTGTTTGGTTATATTTGCATGGTTGGTAGTACAGGAATATTTCAAGGAGATGACTGATGATGACATTAGAAAAAGAGTCTATGATGATCAAAGAGATCAGATAGAACAAGACATGGCACCATTTGGATTCATCAATGATGGTACGGAAGAAACTTCTTTCGTTGATAATGAAGGAACTAGATGGAATGTTGATGAATATGGTGACAGATCATATATGTGGGATTATCTTTAGTGAGAGATACTAAGAAACAAGTTATTGATCTTATAAGGATTGTTATCTTATTCCAGTTAGGGATAGTGGGGGCAACTATATTTGGTTGTTTTATGCCTGGTAAAGTATGTGATGCTGAGGTAAAACAACACATCGCTAACATGATGACTGTTATAACTACTTCTACATTCGCTTTATATGCTGCAGAAAAATGAAAGATTTTAAAGTACCAGTTGCTGTGATTACATTCCTTGCTGCTCAAGCAGGTGGTATGGTTTGGTTTCTATCAGGCATACAGAATAGAGTTTCACTTCTTGAAGGACAACGACTTAACAATGTAGAAGTCACAGCAAGTGAGAACAGAAGATATATCCGAGAAGTTATTATGCCTTCTTATAATATCAGTGAAGCATGGGACAATCCACACTATAGAATGTGGATAGATCAAGGTGGTTGGTCTGAAATCAAGGAGTGTAAACACGATTAATGAGTGACATTACAGAAAAGGATTCAGAGCAAGACGTAAAGATTGCTGTCATTGACAGTACTCTAGAGAATGCTACTCGTAGAATGGAATTGATTCATAAAAGAATCGATAGAACAGAAGAAAGAATCACCAAACTAAATGAAGATGTAAGAGAAAGAATCAGAGCTCTTGAGAAATGGGTATGGGGTGCTGGTGCTGTACTCACTGCTTTTATTGTTATAGGTGGTATTGTAGGTGATTTAGAAATACTTCCCAATAGGGAGGTTACGGAAAATAGCAAAGTATCCTAATGGAATTAAACGACGAGAATGTAATAACAGTCTTAGAAGAACTGTTACCATACATCGAAGCAGATGGTGGATCCTTGCAGTATGTTGAGACCGAAGATGGTTACGTCAAGGTCAGACTAGGCGGTGCATGTGAGACATGTGCTATGAGTGTCATGACATTGAAGCAAGGTATTGAAAAGAAACTTATGATGGAAATCCCAGATGTTAAAGGTGTTGTCCAAGTGCTATAGATGAAATGGATCTAGATGAAGAATTTGATTTAGGTCATTTAGTATTACATGAAAGGAAATGTAGAGTCTGTAATCAAACTAAGAATTTAACTGATGGATTCTACTTGACTAGAAAGAATAGAGGGGCTTTGCCATCTTCTTATTCATATGAATGTAAGACCTGTACAATCAAAAGAGTAAAAACAAGAAAACTAAGGAATAAACCAGAAGTTTACCCTGATTGGTAGATGTTCATGCACTGTTTCCCCACTGAATAACCCAAAACAATAAATAAGTTGTAGAGAAAACAACTGAGTTTCCGAGGAATACTAACATGACGCTTAATCTAGTATCTCCAGGCGTTAAGGTACGAGAAGTTGACCTAACTGTAGGAAGGATTGACGGCATCAACGATCAAGTTGGAGCTATTGCAGGGCCATTTGAAAAGGGGCCTGTAAATGAACCAGTTCTAATTGAAACAGAGGCCGATCTTCTAGAGACGTTTGGGGCACCTAAATCTGCCGATGCACAGTACGAGTACTGGATGACTGCATCTGCCTACTTATCGTATGGAGGAATCCTTCGAGTACTTAGGACATCCAACCCAACACTTTCTAACGCTAACGCACCAGTCGGTGTTGCTATAACCAACCTTTCAATTGCATCTTCAGAGGACTATTACAATAATAGAACCGAAGATACAAACTGGTTATATGCTGCACGAAACCCTGGCTCTTGGGCAAACGAATTAAAGATTTGTACAATCGATGCAAAAGCAGACCAGAGAATAGCTATTGGTACTGAAGGTTTAGCCGTAGGATACGCAGTTACCGCTGGATTCTCAACTAGTATTGCAAATGCAGACGGAACAGTTGGTATTCAAACTGGTTATGTTAAAGGACTTATTACTGGAGTTAACGTTGGATCAATTGACGTTAAAGTTGTAAGTAAGCATAACGTTTCAACTGATGTTTGGAGTGCAATTGATTACGAAGAAGGATCAACAACAGCTGCTTTCCAAGGATATGATGCTGGTGTTTATGCTGACAACTTAACCTCAGATGCTACAGTTAACCATCCTAACCGCATTAAGATTTTTGATAATGCAGGTAATCAGAAGAGTATAGAAAGACAAAGTTTCCAAGCAACAGTTGGAATTGGTTCTACAGAAATCTACTATCAAGGCGACTTTAATGCTCTTAAGTCTGCTGGTGGAGATACAGTAAAATCTAAGAATGGAACTTACTCTGGTACTATTACTAATTACGTAGTTATTAATAACCAAGGTGTATTGGTTATGGACACAGCTGCTACAGTTGCGTTCGCAAACACAGACTTCCAAGTTATGTCTGGTATCAGTAGTGGTCTTTACCTAAGAGAGGGTAATACCGTTCATGACTGGTATGATCAACAGACTCTAGGACTTACAAATAGTACAGTCTACTGGAAACAGGTTGCTGATCGTCCTACAACTACAGAATTTGCTAAGGAAAGAAACTCTAAGAATGATGAATTCCACGTTCTTGTTGTTGATGACACTGGTAAAGTAACTGGTAGTTCTGGAAACATTGTAGAGAAATGGACTGGATTATCTAAGGCAAATGATGCCAAGGTTTCTCCATCAACAGACATCTACTATAAGAACTACATTGCAAACTACTCTAACTATGCATTTGTTGGAGCTGCACAAACTGGTATCGGTCTTCAGCATTCAACATTAGGTGGATATTCAGTTGATTCAACTGGTGTATGGGGAACTAAAGCTCAAGGAGTTAACTTCAACGGTGCTGGCCCTCAGATCTACTCTCTTGCAAATGGTAATGATTATGGTGGTGTTGATAAGTACAAGTGCGCTCTAGGAGACGTTGTTACTTCTTACACAGTTCTTGACAACCCTGCAGAGTACTCTGTTAACTATCTTATCCAAGGCCCTTCAAGTGGAGATAACATCTACGAAGCACAGGCTAAGGCAAACAAACTAATCAGTATTGCAACTGTTCGTAAGGATTGCATCGCATGTATTTCTCCTTACAGAGCTGGAGTTGTTGGTTTAACAAATTCAGATCAACAGACATCAAACATAGTATCGTTCTACGATAGTTTGACATCTAGTTCCTATGCAGTATTTGACTCTGGTTATAAGTACACTTATGACAGATTCAATAACACCTTTAGATATATTCCTCTAAACGGTGACATCGCTGGATTGATGGCAAGAACATCTATCAATTCATTCCCTTGGTTCTCCCCTGCTGGTGCAACTAGAGGAAACATCAACAATGCAATTAAACTTGCATACAACCCATCACAGGCACAAAGAGATGAGTTATATCCTAAGAGGATTAACCCTGTTATCTTTACACCTGGCGCTGGAATCGTTCTATTCGGTGATAAGACAGCTCAGAAGGAGGCATCAGCTTTCGATAGAATCAACGTTCGTCGCTTGTTCTTAACAATCGAAGGAACAATAGAAAGAGCTGCAAGATCACAGTTATTTGAATTCAATGATGACCTTACAAGAACTAACTTCTTGAATATCGTTGAACCATATCTCCGTGATGTTAAGGCTAAGAGAGGTATTTCCGACTTCGTAGTCATCTGTGATGAGACCAATAACACACCTGCTGTTATTGATGCTAATACCTTTAAGGCAGACATCTTCGTGAAGCCTGCACGTTCTATCAACTTCATCGGACTAACATTCGTTGCAACTAGAACTGGCATCAGCTTTGATGAAGTAGTTGGTTCCGCCTAATTACTAACCTTTTACTAAATATAAACGAAGAGAGGACTCAACTCCATGGCTAAAAATTTACCAGATATAGCTGCAAGGACGATTGACACATTCAAATCGAAACTTGTCGGTGGTGGTGCAAGACCCAACCTGTTTGAGGTTGTACTTCAATTCCCAGGCGGTGTGGGTATTGATGAAGATACTGCAGCTGCTGATGCAAGGTTCATGGTTAAAGCCGCAAACCTCCCTGCATCTAACATCAACGTAATTGACGTTCCTTTCAGAGGAAGGAACCTCAAGATTGCTGGTGACCGTACATTCGATGTATGGACAATCACAGTGATCAACGATACCTCATTCAATCTCAGAAATGCGTTTGAATTGTGGATGAATGGAATTAACAAGCATGACAATGCTACTGGTGAAACAACTCCAAATGACTATCAAACAGATGCAGTTGTTTATCAGTTAGGAAGAAACGCAGCTTCAGGAACTACTTCCACAACAGGAGGTACAATTGCTGCACCTACAGGTGATAAGTTACCTATTCTTAAATCCTATAAGTTCCACGGTATATTCCCAACTAATGTATCTGCAATTGAACTATCATATGATCAACCAGACACTATAGAAGAGTTTACAGTTGACCTACAAGTTCAGTGGTGGGATGCCTTTGAGGGTGATACTGATCAGTCTATGTTTGGATCAAGTACATCATAGTTTGATATACGTGTTATAATGGACTTATAAATAACTGGGAACAGCCCCAGATTGTGAGTTAATGGCTAAATTATTTGGATTTAAAATACAGAAGGATGATGATCAATCCAAGAACGTTGTTTCTCCTGTACCCCAATCTAATGAGGATTCATCAGACTATTATGTGTCTAGTGGATTCTATGGGCAATATGTTGACATTGATGGAGTATTCAAGTCCGAGTATGAGTTAATAAAAAGGTATAGAGAAATGGCACTCCACCCAGAAGTGGATTCTGCCATTGAAGATATTATAAACGAAGCAATAGTTTCAGATCAGAATGATTCTCCTGTCGAAATCGATTTGGAGAATCTTCCAGCATCTGAGAAGCTTAAGGAACTCATTAGAGAAGAATTTAAAACAGTAAAAGAAGTTCTGGACTTTGATAAGAAGTGTCATGAAATTCTTAGGAACTGGTATATTGATGGAAGAATATATTACCACAAGGTAATTGATGTCAAGAAGCCAGAAGAAGGAATTAAAGAAGTAAGATATATTGATCCACTTAAGATTAAACTGGTAAGGAAACTTAAGACAGATCCTTCATTGAAAGGAGCAATAAGGGCAGTTAATCAAGGACAGGATCCACAAAATATAGAAAACCCTGAGATAGAAGAGTTCTATCAGTATGATCCCAATTCACAACAGGGTAAGAATAATATGGGTGCTATAGGTAGCACACCATTTGCTCATAAAAATAAACCAGTAAAGATTGCCCCAGATGCAATAACATTCTGCCATTCTGGATTAGTAGATAGAAATAAACAAACCATCCTTTCTTATCTGCATAAGTCTATTAAGGCACTCAATCAACTTAGAATGATTGAGGACTCTCTTGTTATATACAGGTTGAGTCGTGCTCCAGAAAGGAGGATATTCTATATCGATGTAGGTAATCTACCTAAGATCAAAGCGGAACAATACCTCAAAGAGGTGATGAACCGTTATAGAAACAAGTTGGTGTATGATGCATCAACTGGTGAGATCAGGGATGATAGAAAGCATATGAGTATGCTTGAAGATTTCTGGTTACCAAGAAGAGAAGGAGGTCGTGGTACAGAAATCACAACTCTTCCAGGCGGACAAAACCTCGGAGAACTCTCTGATATAGAGTATTTCCAGAAGAAACTTTACAGAGCTCTTGGAGTACCAGAGTCTCGTATTGCTGGATCTGGAGAAGGATTTAATCTTGGAAGATCTTCAGAGATCTTAAGAGACGAGATTAAATTTACCAAGTTTGTAGGCAGAATGAGAAAAAGATTCTCAACTGTCTTCCTTGATATGTTGAAGACCCAATTAATTCTGAAGAACATTGTTACTCCAGAGGATTGGGAAGTACTTTCAGATCACATTCAATTTGATTTCGTCTACGATAATCATTTTGCAGAGTTGAAGGAAGTAGAACTTATTAATGAAAGACTTGGTGTAGTTGCTGGTGTCGATCCTTATGTTGGTAAGTACTACTCACTTGATTGGGTGAGACGTAACGTTCTTAAACAGAAGGATGAGGAGATCATCGAGATCGACAAACAGATGGCACAGGAAATTGAGGATGGTAAGATTGCCGACCCAATGGAAATGCAACAATTAGAAATGGGTATCCACCCTGAGCAGATGCCAGGTGGAGCAATGAACCCAGAGGCGCCAATGGATCCTGCCGCTATGGAAGGTGAAGAAGAGGCACCTCAACCACCTCGGTCAATGCCCAAAGGTGGAGAAATATAAATATTACTAGTCTAATTCTATATTAACCCTTATGGATAATGATTTAATTGACATGATAGCGGCTGAAGAACCTTCTGCTACTGATGTTCACGATAAGATCAAAGATATTCTCTATACAAAATCAGCAGAGAATATTGATACTATCAAACCAGCTGTGACTGCCTCTATGTTTGGTGGGCCTAATCCCTATCTAGACGTACCAGAGGATGAAGTCGAGACTGAACCTAGTGCTGAGGTTGAGGAACCAGATGAAGCACCAGGCACACCTAGTTCTGTTGAAGATTCGGCAGAAATTGAAGAACCTACTGATGAAGTAGATGCAATTGATTATGAGACCGAAGAAGAAAAACCTGAGGCTTAAAAATGAAACTCATTAGAGAAGAGATCGAAACCGCTAAGGTTCTTGTCGAAGAAAAGGAAGGCAAGAAGCATATGTACATTGAGGGTACTTTTTTACAAGGTAACCTTAAGAATAGGAATGGTCGATTCTACCCTACAGAAGTTCTTGAAAAAGAAGTTAATAGGTACTGTGAGTCATTTGTTTCAAAAGGAAGAGCCCTTGGGGAACTTGGCCATCCAGATGGGCCTACAGTTAATCTGGATAGAGTATCTCACAAGATTGTAGATCTTCATAAAGAAGGAAACAATTTTGTAGGTAAAGCAAAGCTTTTAGATACCCCAATGGGAGTTATCGCAAAGAATCTTTTAGATGAAGGCGTACAACTCGGAGTATCTTCTAGAGGCATGGGTAGTCTTAGAGACACTAACGAAGGATATAAAGTCGTTGGTGAAGACTTCATGCTTGCAACTGCAGCTGATATAGTTGCAGATCCTTCTGCCCCTGACGCTTTTGTCAATGGCATCATGGAAGGAGTTGATTGGGTTTGGGAAGCTGGACTCCTAAAAGCAACAAAAACATCTATGGTTGAAGAGGTGGAAACTTCTGCACCAGTTGCTGTTGCTGAACCTGAAAAGGTTGTGGAGCAAGCAATTGAGGAAACCCAAGAAACTATAAATAAATTTGTTAGTCAAGGTCAGCTTGATGAGAAGAAGTTGGAAATCTTCCAAAACTTCCTATCAAATCTTTGATTTAATAAATAAACATAGATTAACGATATCTAATCACGTTTTAACGCGGAGAGTTCAAAATGTCTCGTGGAGATTTACAAGAAATGGAAGTAGGCACAAAGCAATCCAAAACTGCTGTTAACGCTGGTGCTGGGAAAGGGGATCCAATGCCCTCAACTCCTAGTGATTACGTTAAAAGTTCACAAGCAGTAGAAGATCTGGGAGGCCCTACACCCCAGAACTCAAAGCCTGACGACGAGTCCAATGCGCTTAAGACTCCTACAAAGACTATTAAGCAAGTTAGTGACGTAGTTACAAACAGACCTGGCAAAGGTGGAGGAAATCCTGGCATGCCTACAATGAATAAAGGTAAAGTTTCTTACGAAGAAACTGAAACAGTCGAAGACGATCAGGTGGAAGCCATCGTCGAAGATGAAACAGTATCTAAGGAAGAAGAAGGAAAGGTTGACCTTAACGCTGCTATTGAAGAGGATGTGAATGCTCTTCTATCTGGAGAAGACCTCTCTGAGGAATTCAAAGAAAAGGCAAAGGTAATTTTCGAGGCATCTATCAATGCTAAGATTACCGATATCGAAAATCAACTAAACGAAGAATACGCTCAGAAACTCAGCGAAGAAGTTGAGGAAATCAAAATTGCTCTCACTGAGAGAACCGATGCGTATCTCGAATATGTCGCAGAAGAGTGGTTAGAAGAGAATCAGTTAGCAGTCGAAAGAGGAATCAAGGCTGAAATGACTGAATCATTCTTAGACGGCATGAAAAAGCTTTTTGAAGAACATTATGTATCATTACCTGAAGATAAATATGATGTACTAGAGAATATGGTAGACAAGCTTGATGAAATGGAGACAAAGCTCAACGAGCAGATAGAAAAGAACGTTGACCTTCGCCAAAGACTTGGTGAGTCAACTGCTCAGACTGTCTTTAACACTGTTGCAGAAGGTCTTGCAGTATCTCAGAAAGAGAAACTACAAAGTCTTGCAGAGGGTGTTGAGTTTGAAAGTGAAGAATCCTATCGTGGAAAACTAGAAACTCTTAAAGAGTCATACTTCAAAGGAGGCAAGACTAGTTCTCCTACGAGCGCACCTCAAGAATTGAAGGAAGAAGCAGAACATGTTGAAGCCCCTACGGGTTCCATGGCTACTTACCTTGAAGCACTTGGTCGTGTGAATAGGAAGTGATCAATTTTTAGTTAAACAACCCTTACAAAACGATGCAACAAAACATCAATTACCAGGCGCTTACTGAAAAGTGGGCCCCGCTCCTCGATTACGAAGGAGTAGACGCAATCAAGGATCAGCACAGACGTAATGTTACTGCTGTTCTTCTTGAGAACCAAGAACAAATGCTCCGTGAGGAAAATTCTTTCCAGAGCTTAACGGAAGCATCACCAACTAACTCCGCTGGAACAGGTGGATTTAGTGGATCATCTGCAGAAGCTGGCCCTGTTGCTGGTTTCGACCCAGTATTGATCAGCCTTATCCGTCGTGCAATGCCTAACTTGGTCGCTTATGACCTTGCAGGTGTTCAGCCAATGAGCGGCCCTACAGGTTTGATCTTCGCAATGCGTTCTCGCTACACGAATCAGAGTGGAACTGAAGCTCTATTCGATGAGCCAGATTCAGCATTCTCTGGACAGAACAGCGGTGAAACCCTCACTGGAGGATTCACAGACACTGCTGCTGGTTTCGGTACTACTTCACAGTCTGGTACTAACCCATCTGTTCTTAACCCAGTTGGTTCTGCTACAACCTCTGCCTACGACGTAGGACAAGGTATGAGAACTGGAGACGCAGAAGCATTAGGCGATGGTGCTGGTAACCATTTCCAAGAAATGGCGTTCTCCATCGAGAAAGTAACAGTTACTGCGAAATCTCGTGCGCTAAAAGCTGAGTACAGTTTAGAATTGGCTCAGGACCTTAAGGCAATCCACGGACTAAACGCTGAGTCTGAACTCGCAAACATTCTCTCAACAGAGATTCTTGCTGAGATCAACCGTGAAGTTATCCGTACAATTTACAAGATTGCTGAACAGGGTGCAACTGTTAATACTGCAACTGCTGGTGCTTTCGACTTAGACGTTGATAGTAATGGTCGTTGGTCAGTTGAGAAATTCAAGGGTCTTCTCTTCCAGATCGAAAGAGATGCAAACCAGATCGCTCAAAGAACTCGTCGTGGAAAGGGTAACGTTGTCCTTTGCTCTGCTGACGTTGCTTCTGCTTTGACAATGGCTGGAATCCTTGATTACACACCTGCACTTAATGCTAACTTAAACGTTGATGACACTGGTAATACATTTGCTGGTACATTGGCTGGTAAGTTTAAGGTCTATATTGACCCATTCGCTGCTAACAATAGTGCTGATCAGTACTACGTAATCGGTTACAAGGGATCTAACCCTTATGACGCTGGACTGTTCTACTGCCCATACGTTCCTCTACAGATGGTTCGTGCAGTTGGACAAGACACCTTCCAACCAAAAATTGGATTTAAGACTCGTTACGGAATCGTTGCAAACCCATTTGCCGAAGGTAACGTATCTAACCAAGGTCTTGGAAGACTTCTTGCTAACGCAAACCGTTACTACCGTCGTGTTAAGGTTCAAAACCTTATGTAAGACAGAAGGAAATATTTCCTTTATTCAAAGAGAGACCCTACGGGGTCTCTTTTTTTATGCCTATATACTAAGCCTCATGTTATCGTGATGAATACAAAATGGATAGCTATAAGTCTTGGAACTGTATTAGGTCTTAGTCATATTGGGATGATCGGTATGATCTCCAGACAAAACAAGTTCCCTGTAGTTAATGTACCTGTTGGACCTTATACTTCTTATAAAGTAGAAGCTGACAAAGAAGGGTATAGCATCACTTACCGTGCTAATGATCCTAAGATGTCGCATGTGGAACGGGATATAAAGAAGAAAGGTGGCTTTCTGGGATTGGGTAACAACACCGTTTCGGAAAGAAAATCATATCCAGCTACGGGTATTGGGTCTAAAGTCGTGGTGGATAATGCCACAACAGGAACAGGTAAGTCAGAAGAATGTATCGAAGCAATCGGGGCAGGAAAAGGAACAGGTAGAATGGTCGGTGCTAGTGTTGGTACTGCTGTGGCCCCTAGTCTCACTGGGATTCCTTTCGTTGGTTGGGTTTTGGCTGGAGCTGCTACAATGATGGGTATGGATGCTGGTTCTGATGTGGGTGGTACTATGGTAGAAAGTATTAATCCAGAATGTGATCCTCCAGAGTTACAAGATAAATAAAAGTAAAAAGCCATGGCAACGACGCTTTCTGCATGGGATAGACAACTTAAGAATAGAAACTTCTTATCCCCTGCTGGATTTAAGTTTAACTTGTCACGAGCACCTAAAGTTGATTTCTTTTCCAACTCTGTAAATATACCAAACATAAACTTAGGAGTTGCAATTCAAGCAAGTTATCTTAAGGATATCCCAGTTCCTGGCGATAAAATTTCTTATGGTGACCTTGAAGTACAGTTCTTTGTAGATGAAAATTTAGAGAATTATCTCGAAGTACATGATTGGATTAGAGCATTAGGTTTTCCAGAATCTATAGCTGAGTCAATACCTTTAACAGTAAATCCAGATGATTTAGAAGGTAGTGCTTATTCAGATGGAACACTTTTAATCTATAACAGTAGTTTTAATGCAGTAGCGAAAGTAGAATTCCAAAGTCTATTTCCTACTTCATTATCAGCAGTTGAATTTAACGCTCAAACTACTGATATAAATTATATTATGGCGACTGCCTCTTTCAAATATACTATTTTTAATGTGGAGAGTTTAGTAGGAGATGAACCTTGAATTTATACAGGAACTTTGGGAAAAAGATTCTGTAATTGATAATGATCTATTACATTCTGAATCTACAAAAGTACCATCTTTACATGCTAAGTATTATAAAATCTACAATAATATCTTAACGCTTAAGAAGGCTCAGGAAACCAAGTATAAAGTTTTAAAAAAAGAGAAGTGGCAATATTATACTGGCAAAGCATCGCCAGAAGTCTATGCAGAGAAACCTTTTGACTATAAAGTTTTAAAGCAAGACCTAGGAGTATATTTTGACGGAGATGAGGATCTCATCAAGTGTGTTGCAAAGATAGATTATTATCAGATAATGTTAGATTATCTTGAGAGTATTCTAAAAGTTATATTAAATCGAACGTACCAAATAAAGAATGCCATCGAATGGCAGAGATTTACGAGGGGTTATGACTGATCTTACTATT